GTTTTCCCCGCCTGGAAGAACCTCGACTTTGGATCCACGACCTTCACTGGTTACAGCAAAGAAATAGTCTTCCAAGATAGACATAGGATTATATGTGGAATCAGTCACATTAGCGCCGCCGCCAGTTCTACTCGGAATACGTTTTTGCTGTACTTCGTAACGGATACGTTCAAGATACTGCTGTGCCTTATTAGGCGGCATAGTACCGACGTCAATAAAGAATACACGACGCTCTGGAGCACGGTGTACACGATAGATTAGAATAGCATCTTCAAGCAATTCCTTTTGCTTGTAAACCTTGTAAATTTGTTCTAGAATACTAAGACCAAAGGGCCATGCAGCATTCATGCCATCTGTGAGTGATAATTGCACAATATGTTCGGCATCTACAGCCGTAGCACCACCATCTTGATAGTTTGCAGTACCCGCGCCGCCATAACCACCAGAAACATAGTTCATATTTCCTTGCATTGGGGGCGAGAATATAATACTGTTGGAGCCAAATGCTTCGTTTGAAAGCTTGTTAAGCTGATTTGTTGCAACTAAGCTCTTCATATTAAGATCGATGTCTTTAACGAAGTAGCTTTCAATTTTTTTACCATCAGATTCGTTTACAATAACCTTTTCAACCTTAGCAGGATCTACCCAATAAAGTTTAAATGTTTCTGGATCACGAATAAAGAATTGATCGCCGTAAATTAATGTAGAACGGAACATTCTCCATAAACGGCGTGTTAGTTTGTTTAATCTAACCCATTGCCCTAATGTCTTTTCCAGAATTTGAATTTCAGACGGGGTAGGATCATCGTTAAACTTAATGATTAAAGGAAGTTTTGTAACTTCATCTGGTTCTGTTCCAAAATCTGCAATTGTATCGACTGCTGCACTAATTTCGTGATCATAATTCATCTGATCATAAACTGCATATCGCTGTAATCTATCTGGGGGGCCGGAATATACTTCTGGAAGCCAGTTACTATATTTTGCCGTTGATGCATACGCAGATGTACTATCAACTGCTCTCTGTGCAACAGGTAAGACCGAATTAACGGGACGAAAAAACTTCTTCCAAGTCATATTTTAACCTTTATTTGTGCATCGCGGCGAGCTTGCGTCCAGGGGACACCTTTCTTTGTAGCAGAGATTTTTATTCCGCGATCATCTTTTCTGCCCAAATTAGCCTGCCTAATTTTTTCGGCATGTTCAGGTGATTTTGGTTTTCTATAATTTTCTCTATGCTTCTCGGTTCTTATTTTCCCTGTGTTACCTAAAGAAATTTTTAATTTTGATTCTTCTTTCTGCTTCTTACCGAGCATTCCTCGTGGACTTGCATGGCCACCGTGAATTTTATTTTCTAATATACCGGTACCATTGCGTATTAATCCATATTTTTCAGTAAGTTGTCTTTCTAACCTTAATGCATCAATTTCTAACATATTTGTTTGAATAAATAATTTTCGTGAAGGATCTTTAGGAACTTCAACACCTTTATGTCCGTCATTAATCCTATTTGCATGACCCATGCCTATGTAATACGGAGATCCATCTTCTCTAATATATTGATAAACATAAAAAATCATGCATTATTCCTTGTATACCTAAGGATTTCCTTATTTACTGATACTAGGCTATTCGAACTGAGTAAAATTTGCTCTAGAAGAGTACTCTGAAAAGTGAGCATGCTATTTATGTCAGACTTACTATCAGGTTTCGCCATTGCGGTGGATGCTATTGTGGCAGCGGTAGGACCGGGTGCATTAGCATCGGGAACCTTAGGTGGTTGAACTTCGACTGCCGAAGGGCTTGCAATAGTCGATGCCATCGGTGTCTTAGGAACCGAAATTTTAGTAGGTGGTGTTGATTTATCTGCAATAGGGCTCGATTTCTGTGGACTTGCACCGGGAGTTTTGCCTTTATCTGTAACAAAATCCGATGTATCAGATCCTACAAGCCCGAAGGACATCTTATTGGCGAATTTAGAAGCAACACCTTTAACAAGAGTTGCTAAGACTCCGACAAAAGAATCAATAAAGCTTGATACTTCTGTAAAAATTGTCTTAAAGAAATTAACTGTTCCCGAAATATAACCACCTATTGTCTTCAGCCACGGCGCAAATTCAAGAACTGCATTTCCCATATTTTTAATACCGGTGGTGAAACTATCTATTCCACCGGACACCCAATTTTTAAAAGTTGTAAATGTATCTGAAATCCAACTACCGGCATCCTTAATAATATCGGTAATTATTTCAAAATAATTGATAGAATTTTTAACACCTGTAAGCATTTCATATATAGTTTCTCCAATTGATGTACCCAATTGGAATGCTGCATATATTGCTGCTACAGGTCCCGCGAAACGCAAAAATATACTACCTATTCTTCCTAATACAGAACCTATACCAGATACGGCACGGCCTATTACCGATCCACCTTTTCCGAATAGACTCATAAATGTATCAACTGATTTTACTGCGGCAAGAATAGCAGCACCAAATCCTGCTATAATTAGTCCTACTCCTATCCAACTACGTGTTTCTGCATTGACTGCCCCGATTACACCATATAACGCATCGTTGAGCTTCTTCATTGAATCGGCAACTAAATTAACCTGACTAACCATTGGGAAGAATGCTGCCTGAGCTGCGGCAGAAAGTTTTTCAGTTTCTGTTTGTAATTTTGCAATTGAGGCTTGGGTTGCTACTGCGGCATCTATCTGTTTGGGGGATGCCTTTGATATATCTCTACCTGCCTGATATAAAGAATTAAGCATAGTAGCGGCTTCTTCGCCGCCAGCGCCGAGAAGATTAGCTAAGTTTCCCATCCTACCTGTTTGCTTTTCTAATCCCTCAGTAAAAGCTGAAAGTCTTGTTGCAAATGCCGCAGGGTCTAAACTCATGCCGGCCTTGGAGAGTGCATGCATTTGTTGGGCTACATCACCAAGGCCGGCATTTACTAAATCATTATATCCTTTAACCTGTGCAGGATTAGCGGCGGCGGCCAGCTGCATAAATGTTTCTCTAAGACCGGAGTCTTTAATACCAGCAACCGATGCATTTAACTTCGCAGCAGCGTCTATGCCATACTTAGCGGACACCATTGCCGACGATATTGTTTTAGAAGTAGATTTTAAATTTTCTTGAAGTTGTTCTCTAGATATACCTGCTATAACAGAAAGTCTACTAAATTGTTGACCTAATTTCTGTGCCCCGGCAGCAATCTGCTCTTCTGTCTTTCCCCTAATATCCGAATATCCTTTTTCTGATTCAAGCATCGCTGCGGTTAATTCAGCAGATGCTTCTTGACTAAATCCATACTCCTTCATTTGAGTAACAGACATTGCAAGTGCTTTGCCGAACTTAGACATGCCGACCACATTCATTGTAGAACTATATTTTTCTGCAACTTTCTGAAGTGTCTGCAGTCTAAGTCCTGTCTGATTTACTAATTGATTTAATGCTTCGAATCCATCGGCAGTCGAGTTATTTCCATTCAATACATTGATACCGGACTTGTATAAGGAATCATATGTATCAATATATTGTTCTTGCACCCCCAATACCTTATTACCAACAGTAGCAAGACCAGTAAGAACGTAGGTAAGTTTGTCGTTGGTACTATTAAGTTTCTTACCGCGAGCTAGACTTTCTTTATCATCCTTCTCGAGATCCTTATTGCGCTTCTTTGTTTTAGCACCCTCTTCATTTTCTCGTTTGAGATTCTTAAAGAGCTTATCTAACTCGTTGTTTACTTTCTTAGCATCATCTGGAGATAAACTACCGGATCCTGCACTTTTAATGCCTTTGACTGCTTCAGACAACATTTTTGTCTGAATACCAAGTGATTTACGAAGTATGCCTTCGATTGTGAAAGCAGTTTTTTCAGTGGCCCATGGCGGCAGCTCACCTAATGCATTCTCAAATGCACCATCTGCGACGCCAGCAATAAAAACAGAATTATCAGCCATAAAAAGTATTGGTTATGTCCCGTGATAAATAAGTGAAAATAGTAATCAATACTATTTATCAAATTATTTCCAGAGGTAAATTATGGAACCACAAGTTCAACAAAACAACCCGCTGAAGCAATATTTTAGAACATTCAAACTGTATCTAAAAGTTCCTAGCGGTTCATCATATTATCCAGCATCTGTTCTTGAATATACAGATAGTGGGGAAATCGGTGTTATGCCAATGACAGGAAAAGATGAACTTGCTCTTAAGAATCCAGATGCATTGCTAAACGGTGAAGCACTTATTGAAGTTCTAACAAGTTGTGTGCCTGCCCTTAAGAATCCAAAGGCACTATTAACAAACGATATCGATGCGTTGATTACTGCAATACGTTATGCAACATATAATGATACTCTTGAAACATCTCTTATTTGCCCGAACTGTAGGCACGAAAATAC